AATAAAAAAATTATTAATGATTACAAAGCAGCAGTTCAAAAAGATATTAAATCAGTTAAACAATTGCCTTCCATAGAAGTTGATACTACTATAGGTAAAATAGAATTACCTAAGATTGCAAAGTCAACATATTTTGGTGGTAAAGGTAAAGGTGGTGGAGAATCAGGTAAAACGTCTGAAGGCGAATCTTTACAATGTGTAATGCTAGCTGCACTTATAAAAAACGGAACAAATAAACCTTATGAATTTTACACGCAAAAGAGTGTAATGGAAGATGCTTATAAAGATGTCGACGTTGATACAAAATTTGATCTTCTCCTTAAGTTAACTGACGATCATCCGCAATGGCATAGATCAGGTTACATGATCGGTAAAAAATTAATTCAAAAAGGATACGTTAATAAAGATCATATTTTATATCGTGGTAAAACTAAAATGAAAGAAATTTATAATCTGAAAGCTGCAGCTTATAAATCTGAAGGAAGACCTGGATTAAGTAATGATAAATGGAATCCTGGAGATATTTATGCAATTAAAAGAAATATTGATGTCAGTAAAGTATTGCAAAGTCATTCAGTTGCTTCATTAAATATAAGTTTATCTAAAGCTTTCAGAGATCGTGATATCGTTCCTATTTCTCTTAAGTTAGTTCCTGAATTTAAACTTGATGGTAAAATAAAAATGGATGTATATAACTTAGATAGGTTACCAGAGAAACAAAGGAAGTTTAATAAATTAGTATTAGCAAAGAAAACATTTTGGTCAAGTAAAAGCGCAACAGTTTACATTGATGGGCAAGAACTAGATTTTAGATCATTTAGTGACTTTACTGCAGTAAATATGGAAATTAGTGGTAAGACTGCAAGAGGTGGTAAAGTTGGATATGATCAAATTAGATTTGCTGCAAAAGAATTTTTAAAAGCAAGAAATTTACCAGACAATCAAAAGCTAGCAATGGATGCTAGAAAAATTCATACGCAGTTATCTACAGGAAAAATCGGTGCTGAAACGAAAAGCTTTTGGAGTGCAGTGCAGAGAGCAGATACAAATATAAAAGAAGTAGATTTTTATAACTATCCAAAAACTAGAAAAGCAGCAGACGTTCATTCAAAGTTAGCAACAACATATGTTTGTGATGCTATTATGAAAGCAAATAATTCTGCAAAAAATAGTTTTGCAACTAACGTGTACAACATTGCTGGTTCGCAAACAGAAGACTCATCAGTTTATATAAAGGCATACGTATAATGATTAAATTTAAAGAATATATAACAGAACAAAAGAATACACACATGACTCACATCGAAGACAAAGTTCTTTACGGTGGTGTAGATGGAACTAGGCAAGCTATACTTGCTTTACGTTCATTAAGAGACATGTTAGCAGGAGTTAAAGATGGAAACGTTAGTGTTAAGTGGGACGGTGCACCCGCTGTTTTCGCTGGTACTGATCCTCGTGACGGTAAATTTTTTGTTGCTAAGAAAGGCATCTTCAACGCCACGCCAAAGGTATATAAAACTAATTCTGACATTGACGACGATACTGGTGGTGATCTTAATGCTAAACTCAAAGCCGCATTAAAGTATTTGCCTGAACTCGGTATCAAAGGTGTAGTACAAGGTGACTTCTTATTTGATTCAAGTGATGTTAAAACTAAAAAGTTAAAAGGTAAACCTTATGTTACTTTTCATCCTAATACAATTGTATATGCAGTACCTGATGGAACTGAAGCTGCTAAAAAAGTTAAAGCCGCAAAGATTGGTATAGTGTGGCATACTACATATACGGGTAAAACATTTGAAACAATGAAAGCATCATACGGTGTAGATACTACAAAGTTTAAGAATACTAAAAATGTTTGGTCACAAGATGCAATGCTTAGAGATATGACTCAATTTACAATGACTAAAAAAGATACGGAGGAAGTTAATGCACATCTTAGTAATGCTGGCAAGATTTTTAATAAAATTTCTAGTACTACCTTACGTACTCTCGAAAATAACGAAAAGCTTGCTCAACTTATTGAAACGTTTAATAATACATTTGTACGAAAAGGTGAAGTCATTGGTAACACCAGATCCCACGTTTCGAAGTTAATATCACACATAAAATTGAAGTTTCAAAAAGAGATAGATAGTAGAAAGAGCGAAAAAGGTAAATCAGCTCAAGTACAAAAATTAAACGATATACTTAAATTCTTTTCACCACAAAATAAAATAAGTTTGGAAATGATGTTTGAATTACAGAAATCTATAGTTCTAGCAAAATTAAAAATTATAAATATACTTAATAAGTTAAATGGCGCGCAAACGTTTCTTAAGACTCGCGATGGGTATAAGGTAACGGGTCAAGAAGGGTATGTGGCCATTGACAAACTTGGTGGTGATGCAGTGAAAATAGTTGATCGTATGGAATTCTCATACGCGAACTTTTCACCAGAAATTATAAAAGGATGGGACAAGCCGGGGAGGAACTAATGGCACCATTAGATTTTAAACATATGACGTCTGTAGATTATAAGCCAGGCGAACCAGATGAAGTCAAATACTACGCTCAAAAACGTAAGAAGCAATATCACGGAAATGAAAGCGTACAATCAGCAGATCGAAAACCAGAAAAATATATAAAGCCTGACGGTAAAGTCGGCATACGTATGGTACGAACTGACAAAGAAATTGTTAAAAAAGAAGCAATAGTAGATCCTAATGATTTAAAAGGTAGACCAAAAAAAGCAGATCCTAATCCCGAATCTCCTTATGGTATTAAACATCCATTGCATCCAGCTAATTTGAAAAAGAAAAAAGCTAAAAGCGAAGCTTCTTCTCCTTCAGTTCTTAAACCAACTAAACCATCTGACATAACTAAACACGCTAGAACACTAGCAAAAAATCCTGGTGATTACGAACGTAATAAGAAAAAGTATATCGATAAAGCTCGTGCTAAAGTATTTAGAATGTATCCTANAGAAAGCTTAAATGGTTTGATGAAAGAAGAATCAGTTGACCAACTTGATGAAAAAGTGTCAGCCTTTTCAAAAGTAATGAGAAAAAACAAAAAATTAATTAGTCATGATCATAACACTGTATATACAAATTATAAGTTTTATGTTATTATTGATTATGATAATCTGACTGATCTTAGCGCAATGGATTCAGAACGTATCTTTAAGAACCTGAAAAAAAATAAAGGTATTGGATATCCAGAAGGTGATATTACATGTCATTTTAAAACTGCAAAGGATGCTCGTCAATTTGTAGATGATATGGGAGGGCCATCTTCGTTTCGTGGAAAGTTTGGCAGACTTGATATTGTTGGCGAATCAGTTGACGAAGCTACATGGCCAGATGAGATGCCAAATGATGTAGATGAAGCGTTAAACCTACAACAAAGAATGAAACGCTCAAGACTCATGAAGCGTTTAAAAACAAGAATTAAAATTGGTCGTCAAAGAGCTATGAGAAAGATGGCTAACAAAAAGACTCTTGAGAAAAGATCAAATCGACAAGCTCGTAATCAAATAGCAAAGAAGTTAACTCGAGGAATTCCTAAGAGCGAACTTACATTTGCTAGAAAACAAGAGATTGAAAAAAGATTAGATAAGCCGGCTTTAAAACAAAGAATTGCAAGATTAGCAAAACGTATGTTTAAAGATGTTCGTAAGAAAGAAGTACAGAGGAAAAAAGGTTAATGATAAATTCGTTTAGATCATTTCTTATTGAAGAAGACAAAACTGTATACTTTACTTTTGGACGTATGAATCCACCTACATCGGGTCATGAAAAGTTAATGAACGAGTTATCTAAAAAATCAGGTAGTAACCCATATAGAGTGTATCTATCTCAATCTACAGATAACAAGAAAAATCCTTTGAGTTATAACTATAAAATTAAGACGGTCCGTAAATTTTTTCCAAAGCACGCCAGAAGTATAATGCTTGATAAGAAAGTTAAGAGTGTATTTGATGCAGCAACTAAATTATACACTGAAGGTTATAAGAATATCTACATGGTTGTTGGATCAGACAGAATTAATGAATTTAAAAAGTTATTAGAAAAATACAATGGTGTAAAAGGAAGACACGGACTTTATAAGTTTAATAAAATAAATGTAATTTCAGCTGGAGACCGTGATCCAGATGCAGATGACGTATCAGGCATGTCAGCATCAAAGATGAGAAGTTTGGCAAGTAAAGGAGACTTTACACAATTCTCACAAGGGTTGCCTAGAAGTGTTTCGAATAATGAAGCTAAGAAAGTATATAATGAAGTACGTCGTGGAATGGGATTAAAAGAACAAAAAGAATATAAGACTACATTACACTTTACTCCAGTCTCTGAAGAAAGAGAGGCATATGTTAAAGGAAATCTGTTTGATATTAATGATAGTGTTGCTTTCATAGGCAGTGACGAACTCGCTACTGTTACCAGTCTTGGAAGTAATTATGTCATTGTAGAATCTAATGGAAAGACTTATAGAAAATGGTTAACTGATATTCAATTAGTAGAAAAAGAAGAAGCAAAGAAAAAAGTGAAGCAAGATCCAGATGTCAAAAAAGCTCCTGGTACTCAGCCAGCACCTTACTATAAAAATCTTTCTAAATCTACTAAAAGTAAAAGACTTTCGCATTTTAAAAAACATGCAAAGATGGCTGACGATAATCCAGCTGCATATAAAAAAGCCCCTGGCGATGCAACTGCTAAAACTAAATTGAGTAAACACACTATTAAATACAGAAAAATGTACGGTGAAGATGCAGTGGACATGGCCAAGAAAAAAATTGAAAGAGAAAAAATAGTTGATAAGATAAAACATGCTAGAATGTTAGATCGAGCTAAAGTTAGAAAAATTAAAAACAGGAGTAAAGCTAATGCTTAAATTTTCAACCTATGAAGAGTTATTCGAGAATGAAGGACTCAAGAAAAAATCGGCAAAGTCTGGTATATCTTATGGTACTTTAAAGAAAGTATATAATAGAGGAATGGCAGCTTGGAAAACCGGTCACAGACCAGGAACCACACCTCAGCAATGGGCAATGGCAAGAGTTAATTCTTATATCGGTAAAGGTAAAGGTACGTACTACGGTGCTGATTCAGATCTTAGCGGTAAAGGTAAAAAGGAATCTGTTGATGAAGCAATCAATGCACCTATTCTTAAAACAAGCAAAAAGCACGATGCTAAACATGTTAAACAAGCTATCGGTATTGCATCTGACCCTCGATATAAAAAAGGTAATATGACTGGCGCAGTTAAGGCTATGAACAAAATATCTCCCGGTCTTCATAAGCATCCTCAAGTTGCAGCAGTTTTAAGAAAACAAAATGAAGCTACTGTGAAAGAAATATCAAAGAATCTTGCAAAGAACTATATCGGTAAAGCTTCAAGAGACGTATTTGATAAAGGTAGAGCTGATGCTACACAAGATGCAATAGGCAAATTAGGTGGTAAGCATAAAGATCAAGATTACAATAAAGGTCCTGAAAGAAAAGCTTCAATGAGAGTACGCGGTATTGATAGAGCTACAAACAGGCTTATGAAAAAAGAAGCAATGTCTGATTCAGAAAAGAAAGCACATGACGCAGCTATTGCAGCATTTAAAATGAAAGGTGGCAAAATTAAAAAACTTCCACCCGGATATGCTGATGGNTANCACGGNAAAGCAGATCCTGGNGCAGGTATCAAAGGTATGATNTCAAANGANGATACAAAGTTTATGTCTAAGAAAAAAGTAAGGAGTATGAAATGAGTTTAAGAAGAGCAATCGCTGAAGTTTTAGAGCCTCAAAAAATTGAAGAAGGCGAAGACGTATTT